TCATCAATCACAACGCAATCATACGGCCAACGCTGACCGAATTGTTCTACCAACCACGGGATATTTTCACGGTTAATAATGTGAAGGTCAGTGTCTTCGTCTAATGCTTCGCTTCTTTTAGCGGCAGACTTTCCTGCGATAACGGTGTATCGCATATCGATATGTGACCAAGTAGCTATCTCTGTCGGCCATGTGTGCGTGGCAACGCGCAGTGGAGCAACGATCAGCGTCTTGCTTATTTCATTGTCACGCTTGAGTTCAGATAAAGCTGTGAGGGTGGACACAGTTTTGCCCAACCCCATGTCGATCCAAAGCGCGGCTTTTGGATTGTCTTTGACGAACTGGACAGCTTTCTCTTGGTACGGGTGTAAGTTATCTCGTGTCAGCATAGGAGTGCTTTGCCCTTATCAATGTTGTCGATGATGTGTACTTCCCAACCAACTGCCTCCAACCTGCGGTGAATTGCCTGTTGGTATGGCGTTGGCTTTTTGTTTGGAGCTTTAAACTCCACGATCATCAGGTGGCCGTTTTTGAAATAGAGTCGGTCAGGTACGCCACGCTGTGACGGTGATACCCACTTATAAGAAAGCCACCCATTAGCTTTTGCGGCTTCGGTGACTTTCTTTTCGATGTACGACTCTCTTATTTTCTGTACCTTTTGGACTCATAGCCTTCCGCTGTAACTGGTAAGCCTCCTGCCCAATCCGGTAGCACACACATCAACTTTTCAAACTCTTCAAGCGTCCCAAAATCGTCAGGTACATCAGCAACAATTTCATCGTGAACGTGAAGAACTACGGGGTAGCCTGACTTCTCAAGTCTCAGCACCGCCTCCGCTAGAATGTCTCTGGCGACTGCCTGAGTGATCGACTGCACAAGTGAGCCGCCATAAGCTTTGATTTCACCCCACTTGTGGATGTGGTTATTCATGCCGCTGTATACGAGATCCATGCCCCTGTCGCCCTGAACCATTTTTGCGTCAGGGAACGACAAGATGCGGCCACTGGGTAACTTGAATAACAAGTCATCATGCACAAACTTGAATGAACCTTTAGCCGCAGGGAATTCTTTGCCCTTGTAACTAACTGCATTTCGGGCGGCTCTTTCTGTCGCTATCCACAGGTTTTTGATAGGGGTGTTTGCATCGCGCCAATCGTTACGAATCTTCAGTGCCTGACTTTCAGTAACCTCTGTGCCATAGACTTCTGCCATCTTTTGAAATGCACGGACACCGCCTTGATACCCCAGTGCCAGTGTCGCTACCTTGCCTACAAATCGTTGGTCGTAATCGACTTCGTCGTATTTGACGTTGTACATTTCAGCGGCTGTAAATTTGTAGATGTCTTTACCGTCACGGAATACCTGCAATGCCGATTGATGATCAGCAAGCCAACCCAATACTCTGGCTTCAATCGATGAGTAGTCAGACACGATTAGCCTGTGATTGTCCGAAGATATGAGCATCCCGCGCAGACAACTCGCCAACGCTTCCATCGGTTCACCATCAATTTGATCGGGGTCGCAATGTTGCATCTGCTCAATGACAGCATCTACATCGTCAATGGTTGGACGTGGGAGGTTTTGCGGTTGGAAGTGCCTACCTGACCAACGCCCAGTAGCCGCACCGTGGTACATAAGAACACCACGCGCTCTGCCATCACCGCCTAGCACTGCTTGCATAGCGTCATACTTTTTCGTACTGGACTTCGACAGTGCCTGTCGTATTTCAAGAAATTTCTTGACGTTGTGAGGGCAGTCTTCGTCTGCAAGCGCGGAAGATATAGCCGCCTTGTCATAACTCGCCAACGGGTAGCCCTGATCTTCACACCACTGCAACGCTTTAGCGCGTGAGCCTGTGGAGTCCATGAAGCCATCAGTGATCTTCTCGACTTCCTTATTCAGCTTGTAGCTGTGAATGCGAATGATCTTGAGCGCGTTATAAATGGATGCACGATCAAGCCGAACACCGCGCCAGTTAATTAGCTGATCCAGTTCCCAAACGTCTTGCTCTATACCTCTAAGGTTGCGGAGCTTGTAGCGGATCTCACGTTCGGCCACCACATCCTGACGGCAGTAGGCGTATAGTTCCTTCAATAGCACGGGGTCATAATTTCGTGCGCCACGGTATGGCTTGCACAGTCTTTGGATAAGGATCTTGCCGCGTCTTGATTTAGCGGCATCGCCTCTTAATCCAAGAGCCTCACCACATTTACCTAATGCGCGAGGGTAAGCTTGTGCCGCGGCTAGGGCGGCAGTGTCACGCCATTGGTTGATCGGAACTTCAGGCCAATCAAGCACCTGACTCCAAATGCTCATTTCAAAAAAGCTATTCCAAGCCCACAGCGTTGCGCCTTCTTCGATATAGCTGAAAAGTTGGGTGGGAATTGGATCTTCTGGAGTCCAAAGCTGTGCGGGTTGATCATCTACTGCCCACGCGAGACATAAAACTTCGGTGGTGGTGTGATCTGCGTAAGCGAACGCGCCCGCTTTAAAAATGTCGCATTCACTGTATGTTTCAAAATCGATAGAAATATTCTTCATATCAACGGCCTCTTTAACCACTTAGTGGCTAACTCATTAACGTCATCTTGATCTCTAGGACTTCTATCTTTTAAACGCTTGTTTCTTTTTTTAGGCTCAAGATCTTTGTCTTCGATATAGACTGACCGAAGACCCATAGCGCGTTTCTTTTTCATACCCATTCGGTTTTTCAGAAGGGTGTAGGGGATGTCAGCAAGCTCTGCGATCTCTTTGACCACAACATTCTTGCCTGTTAAATCTGGGTAGCGATCTCCAACATATGGATAACTGAGTGTTGCTTTCATGTAACACCTCACAAAAATAAGGGGTGCAACTGCACCCCCATTAGTTGGATCAACTTAGAAAATCATCGTCAGCCGCATCTGCCGCTTGCTCAGATGAAATGTCATCAAAGACATCGTTGACTTTGACTCCACCACCACCAAAGGACTCGCCATCCTTTACAAACTGAAGTGCCAGAAGGTTAGAGTTAACGCGCTTGCCGAACTGGTTGTTTTGAATCCAGATAGAGATGGCCGCATTGACGTAACAACCTGCGTACATTCTTTCGTCTTCTTCGACGAGCGGGGTGCGGTCACGGTCAATGATGGTTGGACGCTGACGGGTGGAGCACGAGACAAACATGGCGTTTTCGTACCCGTCATAAGCTTTGTCGATGCCATCGCCTAGAAAGGTTTTTAAGCCTTTAGGGATCTCACCATTGAAGCCAACCGTTGCGGCTTGCTTCACAGCTTTCTTCAGCTTTTCGATCTGCTCTTTGTCGCCATCCTTATCAAGCAACAGGTTTGCAGAATACTTGGCTGTCTGGCCCTCCATGTAGGCTTTTGGAGTCCAGATTTGTGGGAATGATAAACGTACATTTTTAAGTGTGATTGTAGACATTAGGACTTTTCCTCATTTGATATGTCACTAAAGAAATCAGCCGCTTCAGGCTTAACAGCCGGACGTGGATCTGTGTCCGGTGCAAGTTGTGGGCGGCCTTCGGGTTTGTGGATGAGATCAACGATCTCTCCGTACTTCGCCTTGCCAAGTGCTTTTTCAGCTTGGGTCGGTGAAATTAGTTTTGATGTGTAGGCTTCGTCGCCCAACATCTTGATCAGTGATTCTTCGGCAATGTCAGCGTCTAGCCATTTACGTTGGCCGCGACCTGCTACCAGTTTGTAGTTAGGCAAGATGCCGCCATCCATAAGTAGCTTGTGAGCGTGTTTTTGAACGCCTTGCGCCCAACCGATCAGCGCATCCATTTTGGGGAGCAGGTTGCTTATCTCTTCGACGTTTAAGGTATGAGGCACTTGCACTAGTAGTGGCTCTTCGAGATTGTCGAAGCTCGACAAAGTAAGCTCGTAGTTGTGCTTTGCCAGTGCGCGGCAAGTCGCCTTCGCCTTACAGAAGTGACACGCCTTCTTGCTTGGGTTGAACTCAGGCTCTGGAGACATAGTTCTTCGGGCGGCAGGTTTAACCACCTCATCTGCCCACTTAAATAGATCCTTCGCTCTCATCGAATATGTATCGATGTGATCTAATCGAGGCTGAACGATGGTCATGCTCACGGTATCTACCTTGTCGATAAATTCGTAAGCCGCTCCTAGTCCATAAAGCATCAATTGCTCGTTGCGGTTGGCGTTTACCTTTAAGCCTTGCCCGTACTTGAGATCGATGACGTGCAAAATGCCATCGTGCAACGTGACAAAGTCTGCGGTTCCGAATCCACCAGTTGCCCATTCCGAATAATCCACGCGCATCTCAACGTGTGACTCGTCAGCTTCCTGTGCGTTGCAAAAATCTACGTAGGTAGCAACGTGGTCAGCCATGACTTGATCGACAAGAAAGCCCTCGAAATGAACGCCTATGAAGTGTTCGGGTGGTTTTTGCATGAGCAGACACCCTTCAGCAAGGGCGTGGGCGGCAGTGCCTTCAGCCGCATAGAAAGATTCTTCATCAGGAATAGTAGCTTCCAATTGGATGGAAGCAGGGCAGGTCATCCATCGGTGCGCCTTACTTGCACCTAGCATTGCGTGTTTCATCACTTTAGTCCTCTTTATTCAATTTATTGACTAACAATTCGTATCTGTGGTTGACACATTAGGACAGAATAATTATTGTGTCAACCGATAGTTGTAAATTAACTTAAAAGGTGAGAACTATGTTGTATGTAAGCGAGTTTGCAGATCAGGTGAAGACAGCGATTGATTCTGTCGTTGCCGAGTCTGGTGTTAAGAACTGCAACGCGCTTGCTAGGCGGTTAGATGTGTCGAAGCAAGCGTTATCTAAATGGCGGCAGACGGGCATTGTCCCCGCCCACAGAGCGTTGCAGATGGAGTTGATGTCTCAGGGTCAGGTGTCTTGGAAGTCTTTGTGTCCTGACATCGTGGCTGATTTCAATGAAAGCAGTGAGGTGATTTATGAGTCTTCAAGATAAATGTTTGTACGGCCTTTGGTCGGCACTAGCG